GAAAGACCATTATCCTACATTAGTAGAAAATTTTGAATGGATAGACGAACTACAACACCAATATGAAGACGCAGTAGAGACTAACGAAAATTATATACATGGAGTTTCTTTTGCGGATTATGTATTACGTATTGAAAGGAATAGACAAATTGACGCTTTAGATATGATTAATCAGTAATATATGAATAAATTAACCAACTAAATTATAAAAGAATGAAAAAGCAATTAAATTCTACTTACTTAGTAGCAGAGTATTTAAAGGAAAACAAAAAAAGCTACATTCATGACATGAAAAAAAAATGTAAAGCAAACAACGTAGGAGCAAGGGTAATGGCACTAAGGCGTTCATTTGAATGGAAAATAGATACTATTTTAGAGGGGTACAAAGATGGCGTTGCTATATGGTATTATAAGTTAGTAAAGGCAAAAAAAATGCCAGAGCAGTACAATTTAAAGTCACTTAGCAAAGCAAATGGATAAATTTGAATTAGCTGAAAGGATACTAGCCATTTTAGACGAAGCAGATTTAACTGACTTTGATAAGATGGCTATTATTGTTGAAGTGAAAAAGCGGTTGGTAAGGGAGAACAAAATGAGAATGCAGCGTGAAATCTATGAGCAATTAAGAAAAATTGATTAATTTTGCTTTATGAATGGAGTTCCGCTAGAGGTTTTGCATCACCAATATATGTCAAGTCCGCTAGCTAAATATAGATTGACCTATGAACAGTTCGCACAATACTACACTAAATGGATAAACGAAAAATTAAATGAAAGATAGAATAAAGCAATCAATTAAACTAGACTGGCAAAAGATTAAACCGCTTCAGCCTGAAAATGTGAAGCTACCGTACAACACTCAGCATCTTAAAAAGTCCTTATTAAAGTACGGATTTTCATTACCATTTTATGTATGGGAAAGCGAGGGTGAATATTACTGCATCGACGGACACCATAGGCTCGACGTATTGAACGAACTAATAGCAGAAGGTCATAAAGTACCAAAGGAATTAAACGCAGTAGAAATCGAAGCTAAAGACCGTAAAGAAGCTATATCAATTCTAGTATCTGTGTTTAATCAAAAATCTAATCCATTCGCAGAGGAATACCTTATTGAGTTTTTAGAGGTGGAAAACATAGATATTCAAGAAGTCAGTATTGAAAGTGTTAATGTTGTAGTTCAAAATGTAGGTGCGCTCGGAGATTTTGAAAATGAAAATACTATAGATTATTCAATATTGGATGATGATGAAGATTTTCTAAAAAGCCAAACAGAGCAAATGTCGGCTGGAGTTAAGAAAGCAATACAGATAGAATTTGAAAATGAACACTATGAAGAAGCCTATCAGCTTGTAAAGTTTTGGCGTGAACAAAAATTATATGTAGGTGGGTTCTTAATGGAAAAGCTAAAAGCAGAAAAGGAAAAGTTATGATTTGTTTTATACCAACAAAGGGAAGGTTAAATACTAAAACTTACAAATTGTTTCAAGACGTTGGTATTGAAGTAAAGCATTTTATCGAACCACAAGAAATTGAAAAATATGAAGTTCCAAGCAAAGTATCCATATTAGAAAACGATAAAGGGATTGGGTATGTTAGAAACTTTATGCTAAATTACGCAAGGAAAAATAATTTTGAATGGGTTTTAATTTGTGATGACGATGTAGACCATTTTGGTTTATACAGAAATGGTAATATAAAAAAAGACGCTTCAATATGGAATGAAATTTTTGACAAAGCAAAACAATTACCCTTTGAATTGATAGGTATAAATTATAGACAATTAGCTTGGACTGAAAAAAAAACTTATTCAATAAATAAAAAATTTGCAGAAGTTTGCGTTCTAATGAATGTAAAAAAAATTAAATGGGATTATAGATGTCAATTTAATTTAAAAGAAGATAGAGATTTTGCCTTGCAAACAATTAAAAACGGAAACGGTATTTTGAGATTTAATAAATACTTTTTTAATTGTCCAGACGTAGGCAGTAATTTAGGGGGGCTGCAAAATCAATATAAGGCTAAAAAAGACGAAGAAAGCGCAAAAAAAATGTGTAAAGAATGGCATCCGTTTGTCACCTTAAAAAGAAAAGGTCAGCGTATAGATATGAAAACTGATATAAAAGCATTAGCAACACATTATAAAAAACAAGTAAAATGAAAAGAATTGATTTAATAGCAATAGACCATAATCGTAAAATAGGCGAATCGTGTGAATATATTGAACCAAATGTAACAGAAGATTGTATATTTTATGCAGATGGCGAACCTGTAGGGTTTTATCTAACTAAAATGCCTGAAAAAATGTGCAAATTAGCTGATTTAGCCAATTCTGAATTAAGGACTAAAAATGTACCTAAAACAGAAATGAAAAGAGCACCTACAGATGGTATTGATGAAAAAACAGGAAAGTATAAATATAAAAATGTAGTATTGCAATATTCTACAATAATCGGTTCTGTACCTCCAAAGCCACATATGAGAAGAAACTATGCAACTTTATCAAGTGTTCACGGAGTAAAAACAGCACAAACATTTATAAAAGCTATGCTATTATTAGCAAAAGAAAGTGAGCAATTAATAAAAGAATTATTGCCAAAACAATATGAGCAGCAACTTGAATTATTTAAACAAGTGCCAGAAAAATGGAAGTTTGGAAATCTGTTTACAAGTTCTATTTCAAATTATAATATTTCAGCACCATTCCACCGCGACGCTGGCAATATAGTTGGAGCAGTAAACGTAATTATTTGTAAAAAATTCAATTCAAAAGGTGGAGATTTGCACGTTCCAGATTACGGAGCTACTATTGGTCAGCAAGACAATTCAATATTAGTTTATCCAGCGTGGCGAAATGTTCATGGGGTGACTCCAATTATACCAACTTACGAAGGAGGCTATAGAAACTCACTTGTATTTTACCCATTAAAAGCATTTGTAGGATTAGAAGATTAAAAATAATAACCAATGTCAGAATCAATACATCACCCTAAACATTACGGAGGGGACAATACCTACGAAGCTATAAAAGTAATCGAACACTATAACCTAGACTTTCACTTAGGGAACGTATTAAAATACATTCTAAGGGCAGATAAAAAAGGTAATGAGCTAGAAGATTTGCGGAAAGCACAATGGTATCTGAATAGGAAAATAGAACAATACGAACATAATATTACTAAACGACAAAAAGTGTCGCTAAACGAGCAATAAACGAGCTATGGCAAAAATTGATAATCTTAAAGGTAAGGGGGTTAAATTCTCAAAGGACTACCAACCGTCACCAGAGAATAAATCAGCTGGTAAAAAGAAAATAAAGACCATTAAAGACGCATTAGTATTTATAGGTGAGCAGATAGCTAGTAAAAAGAATACTATAAATGGTGAGTTTGAATTTTCAATGGAGGCTGAAATTATTTATAAGCAAGTTGAAAAAGCATTACAGGGCGATACTAAGTCCGCAGAGTTCATGGCTAAGATAGGAGGTTGGGAATCACCTAAACAGGTTGAGCAAAAGAATACTCATGAAATGATAGGACTAGCAGCAGAGTTTGTGGATAGGTCATAATGCATATTAATAAAGTTCAATTCGATAATAAGTGGTTTAATCCACTATTTCATATACTCTGGGATATTGAAACCAAATATCCTAACATCAAGCACGTTTACATCTATGGAGGTAAGTCATCAACCAAAACTTATACGGTAGCACAATTCGCATTGATTAAAGCGGCGGTGTACGGTAAAAATACCCTAGCATTTAGGAAAGTATCGGACCGTATGAACGAGACGCTAATAAGCACCTTTAAGAAGGCAAGGCGAACAACAAAAGTAGAAGCTGCAATAAACGTAATGGATAAAGAGTTCAGAGCATCAAAGGCACACATTAAGTTTAAAGGATTAGATAGTGAGGATAGCGCAAAGGGTGTTGAGGATTATTCTTATATGCTATTTGATGAGTTAGACCAATTTAGTCAGGAAGAATATGAAGAGACTAGACTATCATTTAGAGGTGAGGTATCTAAGATGTTTTTCTGCACATGGAATCCAGTAAGTGAACACTTATGGATAAAACCTTACTTAGATAGAATAGAATGGATTGATAGCGAATACAAGCTACCAAGTCCCGAAAGTTTTATAAAGATGTCCGCAGACGGTGCAAGGCTATTAATTAAAACCGACTATAACGATAACTATTGGAGCGTTGGCTCACCTTGCGGAACTTATGGATATAAAGATGATGCACTAATAAGAGACTACGAACAGTTAAAAACTTACAACTATAATAAGTATAGAGTAGTGGTGCTAGGTGAGTGGGGTATAACGGAAGTAAAAAGTCCAGCGGTGCAAACCTTTGACGTTAGTAAGCACGTTGGCAAAGTAACTCCATTAGAACATACGCCGTTATTGTTTTGGATTGACTTTAATATTGACCCTTTAGCCTGTACTGTATGGCAGATATACCGAGAGGACGGAAAACATAAGATAAGAGGCATAAGGGAGATAACCATTAAGGCTAAGGAGGGTATTCATAACACTCAGCAGCTAATAGACCTAATCAAATTACAATACGCAACTAAGCTACATTCAATATGCTTTACAGGTGACGCTACAGGTGCAATGGGAAGGGCAGAAGGTTTATCTAATTGGATTCAGATTAACAAAGCATTCAATCTAGGGAGACGGTTACAAGTTCCCAAATCAAATCCAAGTGTATTAGCATCTATTGACTTATTGAATTATGTATTTTACAATCACCCTGACATATTACTAGATGAGAGCATGACTAATACTATATTTGAATTGCAGCACACTGAGAAAGATGACAAAGGACTAATTAAAAAGGATAGGAAGTTGGCAGAGCAGAGGGCGGACTTTATAGATACAATTAGATATGGCATGAATTTTCACTTTTTGCTGCAAGATGATATGCAAAAAAACCCACAAAAGTTTGGCATAAAATAAATATCTTTGCAGTATGAATAGTCAACTAACTGAAATACTCTTATACTCATTGGTATTGTCTTTATACATCAATGCCTTACAAATTATGTTCCAAGCTGAAATGGTATTGAACTGGCTTTATACATGGTTAGAATCTAAGTTTAGAAACCGAAAAATAAAAAGCAAATGGAGAAACCATGAAGGCTTACTTTACATAGGTAAACCATTATTCG